CGTGGGACGTTTTCAGTCCGAGAGAGTTTAGGTGTCGGGCAATATCAAAGAAACTCATTTTCCCATTTACATATTTATCAAAGATCATACGGACAATTGCAGCTTCTTCCGGAATGATAACCGGAGGCTTGCCACGTTCTATAACTTTATAGCCAAGTGGCGGTCTTGCCTGGTATGCACCGCGGGTAGCGTTTTCTTTCATGCCACGGAATACCTCGCCGGATAAGCGAATGGAGTAGTATTCATCCATCCACTCTATGATACGTTCGATCAGAGAGCCGAACGGACCGTCTGCCAGTGGCTCGGAGATACTGATCACATCTACATTATGTTGCTTCTTTAAAAGAGATTTATACACAATGGACTCTTCCTGATTCCGGGCGAACCGACTGAATTTCCATACCAGGATGCAGTCAACCGGATGATCGGGACCTTTGGCCAGACCAATCATTTCCTGAAATCCGGGACGTTTATCGGCTTTTCTTCCGGAGATACCGAGATCCGTGAAGATCTTCAGGATTACAATATTATTTTTGGCTGCATAATCCCGGAGAAGATGCTCCTGGGAATCCGGAGAGATTTCTTCCTGATCGTGCGTGGATACACGGATATATCCGTATGCATATTTTAGGCTCATTGTATCAGCTCCTTTGTATTTTATGTAAAAAAGGGTACAAAAATAACAGCCCGAGAACTTTTGTTCTCTTGCGTGGCTGCTCCGAAGATGATACAATATTATTTGGAAATTGGGTATCTCTTCGGAGTACTTAATAGAGAAACATATTGGAGTATGTTTCATCGCTCGACCGTTCCTGTTGGCGCAGGAGCGGTTTTTATTTATTTACCAGCCTTGTACGGAAATAACGTATTCGTCATGTTCTGGAAGGTTGTATTCGGATAGTTCAAAAGGTTTTGTTGTGCCAGCTGTCATGTTGTCTACATAAGTAGTATCTCCATAAACGATGGAACCATTGCTTTTCAACAGGACAGTGACGGCAACCATGTCAATATCGGAATCACTGTTATTTGCAACTTCTCCGGTATAAGAAACAGCGCCATAATCCTGAACTATTTCACTTGTATTGGAAACCGAGAATGAAGATACCGGAATGATTCCCGATGTATCCCCAGGAACGAAAGTTCCAGAGTGAATCGAAAATTCTACAGTGGCAGGCACCTTTCCGTTACAGTCGATAACACTTCCAAAAGAAATAGTGTCGTTTGGCGCGATATAGAAGAGTGTCTGATCAGAAGTTCCAACAATAGAACCATCCTCTCCTTTGGCTGTGATGGTTAAAACCGGAAGCTGCATCGCCCAATCAGCATTTGGATTGTTTAAAGTTACGCCATAATAAGCATAGACATCGCCCATTCCATCATCACTGATATAGTACCCACTTTCTGCAATAGATGCTTCCTGCTTTTCGGCCTCTTTCTTCTCTTCTTTTTTCTGCGATACAGAATTACTGTTTGAAGTTTTCTGCGAACTAGAGTCACTTGCAGAAGAACCTCCACACGCAGTAAAAGATGTTGCCATAACTCCAGCCAACATTAGTGCTACAATTTTTCTTCTCATAAAGTTTGTCCTCCTTCTTATGGAATGTAGTATTTATATAATCACAAAAGCGCGGTCATATATTAAAATTAGTCTGTTTCGCTAAGTGCTATAGTTTTTGTTATTCCGGAAACTGTTACCTGATAGGTAATCTGTTTGCTTGAATCAGAATAAGAAAACTCTTTTGTATCATCCAGAGAAGCAAGAAGAGCGGAATCGGTTGCTTCTTTGTCTCTGGTAGATGTCCAAGTATATTCTTCAGAATATTCTGTAGGAGCAGTATAGGTTCCAACCCAGTAAACAGCAGTCGTGTTTCCTTCATCCATGATCCAGTTTATTGTGATGGTATCCTCTGTAATATCTGCCTGCATCCAAGTACCGTCATCATCTTTGTACTCCCATTTTCCAGTAAGCACAACAGGATCTTTGACTTCTTCCTTTACTTCCTCTTTTGGAGTTTCAGCAGATGCTTCTGTCTTCTTGGATGGTTCCTTTGCTTCTTTTGATGAATCGGAGCTATTGCCGCAGGCTGTAAATGACAGTGCCATGCTTCCGATCAGAACCAATGCTATAAGTTTCTTTTTCATAATTTTTCCTCCTCATATAAAGTGTTTCTATATAATCGCTTATGCGGTTATATCAATTTCATCACCGACAACTGCGGTATAAAATACACCACATAATTATCTACCCGTTTACAGATTCCGTACTTATTCCTGTAACATTCAATGCATTCTTCCAGAAATTCTTCCGTCACTTCCAAGTATTCTGCAATCTCAAACCGGTTCTGACAGCCATGCTCAAAGGCTCGCACCAGTCCGATCAGACCGATCTGCTTGTTGTACGCCCAGAGTCTTGCCTGACGTTCCTGTTTTCGGTTGGCAGCAGATGCCATATCGATGATATTTCCGACAGATGTTTCGTGGTGTCCGAGTTCTTCAGAAAGGGCACAAGTCTTTTCGGGGATTGTCATATTCTCTCGGATGGCTACAACACCATCACAATACAGTCCTTTAATCCGATCACTTTCAAATGTATAGTCTACAACTTCTATACCGTCCTCGCAGGCTTCGTCCTGTAAACATTCGTATGTGTTCATATAAACACCTCCCACTCAAGTATATCTGGTAAGCTGTCCAATAAATTACTTACCTCTTTTGCCTTTTACAAACTCAGTGAACTGGTTGATTTCATCCATTTCATCATCTGTATATTCATCACCATCGAAATGAGCGGCGAGGGTAGTAGGCTGATAAGTAGTGTCTGATTCTTCAGGTAAGTTGTTTTCTTGTTCCTGTAGAGCTATCGAGCGTTCCCATTCCTTAGTTAAAGTAAAATCTACCATTTCTTTACCGTGTTCATCGAGAGCACGGTATTTCTCTACAAGGTGAAGTTCTTCTATAGAAACTGAGTTTTTCATGCTTGGCATTTCAATAGCATCTTGAAATAAATAATTAGCATCACATTTAAGAGATTCCATTATCTTAAATAAAATGGGTTCTTTAGGGGAGCTGACTTCATTTTCATAATTTGAAATAGCTCCAACTGTAACACCAACGGAATCAGCAAGTTCATTTCTGGATATGTTTTTGCTTTCGCGTAATTCTTTTATTCGGCTTCCTACGCTCATTTAATTCACCTCTTTTTATTTTATATAGGTATTGTATTTCATAAATCTTGGTATGTCAATATAAGAAAACAAGAAATTTGTTAAAAACATATTGACAAAACAAGAAACTTGTTATAACATCGTAGGAAACAAGAAACTTATTAAAAAGAAAGGAGGAACAAAGTTGCTTGATATCACAGCATCAAATAGCATTGTTGCAGTTCGCTTGAAAAATGTTATTTCGGAAAAAGGATTGAAGCAGGCATCAGTAGCATCGAAAGCAGGGTTTACATCGCAAGAACTGAACGACATGTTAAACGGAAGAAGAATAATGCGTGCAGCGGACATTGCATCATTAATTAGTGTTGTAAAAGACTTTGGTGTTGATGCAAATTACTTATTTGGAATTGAGAAAGGAGAGTGATGGGATGTCTAGAGACGAATTAAATATCATATGTTTTGGAATCGTGACAACCATAGCAGTGATATGTGGAGCTATTGAATTTAAAATGAAGCTCCCTAGTTGGAAGCTTCTGGTGAGTTGGACCATTCTGATGGAAGTATTAGCGGTTCTTCTTTTAATAAGCAGGCTAAGGACTTAGAAATATTCCGAAAAAGTATAAGAGTGTCATCAGAACAGTTGGATGTAAGATTTTCATTTAAATCATCTAAGAATGGCCACAAGGATTGTGGAACATAAGTATATACGCGAAAATAGCATTCAGCATACTCGTGTTCATTGGAAGTACTTGGATGTGAGATATACTTACTAACTTTGGAAATAAATTCCTCGATTGTAGAAATACGAGCCGTGTTATAAGTATCTGCGTGCTTTTCCCGTATATCGAGCTTACGAAGCTTTAACTGATGATGATTAGTGAGTAGAGTTGTGATCGCTGGGCTAATGATAGAAATGGCTAAGGCAATCCAAGCAGCAGTAGCGCTCCAGTCAATTTGATGTCTCATAAAAAATCTCCTTTTATAATTACTCAGCATGGCGGTGCTGGTAGTTAAAGTATAGGAGAAAATACAATTATTTGCAACAGATGAAGAGGGAGCGCAGATTACTTCGGCGTAACCGTGGATTATTTTCTGGAAGAGTAAGGAGGGATGAGATGGAAATAGTGGTTGTCCTGTATATTGTTGGAATTGCTTTAATAATGGGATACCTGATAAACAGATATCCCAGAGAAAGAGTAGCTATTATATTCCTTTGCGCAATCGTTGTATTACAAGTTATCCAAAAATGTCTTCATCAAAAATAAAAAGAACAATGCATATGTAACAGCTAAAAGACGTGGAGATGCGAAACCGAGTAATAGGCTAAAAAATGCAATTGCTGGTAGTTCAATCCATATAAGAGCGAATATCATACGAATTTTTGAACGATATTGCCTGTAGTTAATCCGATAAGAAATACTGCGAACAGGGAGATGAGCTTGTTTACATAATTTGTCATATGTTTTGGAAATCTGATCGCAAATTCGGAACCATTGATTATAGCCATATTTATCCTCTTGCAGAGCAGATGGTTTTTCAAGCCAGCGAATCTCTTGACGTAAAACAGGATCAATAAGAAGAGAATGTGAGTTTTCTAATTCATAGTATTTAGAAAGAAAAGCATTTATGTTGTTAAGAGATACTTTTTTGTATAAAAAAGGTTCGATTTCTAAAAAGAGTGGATGGTATACCTTATCTAGTCTTTCACGAGCTAAAGTAGATAAATTAGAGTTTCGACTAATTAGTAATGTAAAGATGCCAAGAGTAAGAGTGACAGATGGCTCTAATAAAATATTTATAATTTTTTCTAAATCGATATTTGATACAAACGAAAGCATGATGATTATCCTTTCATAATTTGATATGGAAATTATACCAGACAGTAGTAGGACAAATCAACAAGTACAACCAGCATCGCATAGTTTAAAGAGAGGTGGTGGATTTGCAACATATTTTTATTGCAGAAATTGATGGAAAAGAAATTGACATGGCAGCCATGATGCCGGAAGAAAAGCAGAAGGCAGTCATGGAAATGACCAGAAAGTTTGTAGAGCATTTTGGTTACCAGCAGGAGAAAACCGCGTAAGCGGTACCAATTGGACAAGCAAAGGAGGGATGAGAGATGTTCTATAAGGCGGCGAAGGTATTAAGCAAAACAGCGATTGCTTTTGGATTTATGTGTATGGTTGGTGGATGTTCGGTAGAACAACAGGAGCTGTTTTACCTGTATGAAGCTCTTGGACTTGCAGTGTTTGCGGTTGGAGCGTATGCGCTGGAATACTTCCGGATGTTGGAATACCGGCACAGGAAAAGAAAGATAAGGGAGGCGAGGGAGCATGCCAGAAGAGAAGCAGCGTAAGAGCATCCGAGTGGGAGAGATCGACAAGATGATCGAAACACTTGAATCTCTGGAAAGAGTAGACAAGACTGCGGATTACCACAAACGGATGGCAATTGGATATTTAAAGAATTTCGCAGATTGCCTGGATGATAAAGGCGTAAAGACAATAAAAATGCGCCCGGAAGTTGCAGCTTCCAGTGGCGCACATAACAAAAAACACAACTAAATTATAGGAAAGTCGGAGGAGAAAGTCAAGTGAACGATGAAGCAATACACATTCCTGCGAGGAAAAAGCAGCAGACAGGTGCACAGATGGTCGTTAAGGTAACACCGGAAGCTTATAACACGCTGGTAGAAATTTACAATGAATCAACATTATCACTCAAACAGATTGCAAGCCTTCTGATCGTGAAGGCTGCAGAGCGA